CTACCTATTGATTATCAGCCGCCTCCACCACCGCCACCGCAACCTACGCCTCAAGAACAGCTAATGCAGGTGCAGATGGCTGACATCCAGGCGCGGACTGCTATCGACCAGCAAAAATTGCAGCTTGACGCGACGAAAGCAGAAATGCTTAACGAGCGTGAAACAACGAGAATCGCTGGCGACTTAGCATTGCGAGAAAAGAAATTTGAAGACGATGTTGACCTTGAGATTGTTCGTGGCGCGATAAAGGAAGAAACAGGTGGATAATCTGTCGCCAGAACAGAAAGGACGAAGGGCAAAAGAAATCCTTGAAGATGAAGTGTTTCTTGACGTTCTTGAAAAAGTTAGACAAAACATTATTGCACAATGGACACTTACAGACGTAAATGATGTAGGTGTTCGAGAAAGTTTATATATGCAAGGCAGGGGCCTTGATGAGATTGTGCGAGGACTCCGCACCTTAGTAGGTGATTGGGCTGTGGAGCAGTCTCGCAAAGTTTCAAAATCCAATAGAGGAAGAAAATCGTGAGCGAAGCTACAGTCACCAACCCAGCAGGGACGGAAGTCTCTCAAGGGAGTGAGCGCAGACGCACGAATAGTGAAATCCAAGCAGGATTAGCTGAAATGCTTCGGGCTGATTATGTGCAGCCTGAAGAGCAAGCGCAGGACGAGTTTCAGCAAGTCGTCGAAGAACACGATGACACTGAACTCGAAGACGGCTACGAAGAAGAGGCCGTCGAGTCTGAGTTTTATGAGGACTCAGATGAAGTGGATGAGATGGACGAGGAGACTGAAGGTGAACAATCCGAAAGCGAGAGTGCATCCTACCGTGTCATAGTAGACGGCAAAGAGATGCAAGTCCCGCTTGACGAACTCATATCAGGCTACCAGCGGGGATCGTCATTCACACAGAAGAGTCAAGCATTAGCAGATGAACGCAGAGAGTTTGAGGCTAATGCTATGGCTGTTCAGCAGGAGCGTGAGTCGTACGCGACCGTGCTCCAGCAACTTCGACAGCAAATGGATGCTGCAACGCAACCGAACGTTGATTGGGACCGCTTGGAAAGGGAGAACCCCGTTCAATGGCTAAAGCTCAAAGAACTTGAGCGAGATCGGCAAGCACACATCCAGGCAGTACATGAAGAACAAGTTCGTATGCAACAACTTTTAGAGCAGGACAACGCTACAAGATTGCAATCACAACTTGAATCTGAACGTGCTTTGGTGTTGGAGAAAATCCCTGAGTGGTCCGATAGTGAGGTTCAAAACCATGAACAAAGGCAGTTGATAAACTTTGGTTTATCTCTTGGTTTTAATGAAGATGAACTAAGTAACATCTACGATCACAGAGCATTGATAGCTTTGCGTGATGCGTGGAGATACAACGAGCTTGTGAATGGCAAGAAAATCAAATCGGTCAAATCGAAAATCAAAAACGCAAAACCTGGCGGCAAACAAGTGAGCCGACAGATGCGTAGTCGTAAGGCAAAAGCCCAAAGAGCAAGGCTGAAACAAACTGGAAAGGTTGAGGATGCTGCGTCTTTGTTGGGTGCAATACTTACGCAATAACTTTAGGAAACTTTTACTATGGCAGTCGTAACGAACACCTTTTTGACGTATGACGCAAAAGGGTTACGGGAGGACTTGTCGGATCTGATTTCCGATATTAGTCCTACGCAGACTCCGTTCCAGAGCAACATTGGGACGCGAGATGCAGAAGCAACATATTTTGAGTGGCAGACAGATGCACTTGCCGCCGCTTCAGCAACACCCGTTGTTGAAGGTGAAGATCTGAGCAGCTTTACCGCAGTTACCCCGACCGCTCGCATGGGGAACTACTGCCAGATCAACATGGTCGATTTCATCATTTCAGGAACGGAGCAGACCGTCCTGAAGGCTGGTCGGGCATCTGAAGTTGGTTATCAAGCAGCTAAAGCAGCTAAGGAACTAAAGCGTAATGTTGAGGTTGCTTGCTTGCTAAACGGTGTTGGTGCCGTTGCTGGTGCCACGGGAACCGCTCGCGTAACTGCTGGGTTCCCTGGCTGGATTAAAACCAACGAAACTTCTACCAACGTAACCAAGCCTTCCTACACGGGTTCAACCCCAACAGGTGCGGCTCAGGTGTGGAAGTCTTTCGGTACGCCTACTGCGTTTACCGAAGCTATGCTTAAGACCACGATGCAGGAGTGCTTTAACAGCGGTGGTGAGCCGTCGATGCTGATGGTTTCTCCGTTTAACAAGACACAGGTAAGTGGTTTCAGCGGGATTGCCTCTAGCCGCTACAACGTAGACGGTGCAGAGCCTTCCGTGATTATCGGAGCAGCTGACATTTATGTTAGCGACTTTGGTAATTTAAGCGTTGTTCCAAATCGGTTCTTTACCACGGTAGAGGATGAGGGTGCTGGTTCGCTGCACAACGATTGGGCGTTGTTGATTGACCCTGATGAGGTCAAGCTGGCTACGCTTCGTCCGTACAGCATTGAGGCTCTCGCCAAGACGGGAGATGCTGATAAGCGTATGGCGTTAATCGAGTGGGGGCTTCAGGTCAGCAACGAAGCTGCTCACGGTGTTGTTGCTGGTATTACCGCAGCATAAACCAATTAAAAACCTGGAGGGGTGGGGGCTTCGGCCCTCGCCCCGATAGGCGGGAACCAATGAAAAAAATACTTGATTACGACCCGATAACTAAAACGACTCAATGGTTTCATTATGACGAGTCTACAAACCAGTATGGTTTAGAGACTAAGCAGGATGTTACCCATATTGTTCAAGCGAACAAACGTCAGTTTAATCAAGTAGATGAACGTGCAAGTTGGAAAGGCGACCAGCACCATGTCGCTTCAATACCAATGAGTGTTTATCACCAATTAGCAAAAATTTCTAACAATTTTAAGGATCAAAAAGTAATCAAGAAGTGGCTGAACGATCCTGACAACAAGGTGTTTAGAACACGACCTGGGAAAGTCTGATGGCAATTTCGACATATGCAGAGTTGCAGACCGCAACGGCAAATTGGCTAGACAGAACAGACCTTTCGTCACGAATCCCTGAGTTTATTGACCTAGCGGAAGCGACATTTAACAGAACGATCCGCAACCACAGAATGATTACGAAAAATGATTCGTATTCATTAGGTGCTCGTTACGTCAACTTGCCTACTGACACGCTTGAGATCATTAGGATTGTATTAGATACAAGCCCTGTCATTACGCTAGAATACTTAACGCCAGAAGAAATAGCAGAACGGCGTATGGGCCTGTCTAGTACAGGCAAGCCAATATACTTCACGGTTGTCGGTGGTAGCACAAATCAGATAGAGCTTCTGCGTTCACCAGACGAAACGTACACATCGTCGATTGTCTATTACACCAAAATCCCTGCACTTAGCGATTCTGCTACAACGAATTGGCTGCTAACTAACCATCCAGATATATACTTGTTTGGCACATTGGTAGAGGCAGAGCCATATTTAAAAAACGATGAGCGTATGCCTATGTGGAGTGCTAGGTTGAGTAAGGCGTTAGAAGAATTGAAACTTCAAAGTGAAAGAGAGATGCACACAGGGTCGTCTTTACGGATGCGATCAAGGGTACTTGGATAACACATGGCGACTAGAACCACAAACCTAAATCTCTATAAGCCCGTTGTTGGCGGCGATACCGACAACTGGGGTGGATTTCTTAACAACAATGCTGCGTACATTGACGCATTGTTTACTAAGAGCGGTGCCGCTGTAACGCTTCATGTAAAGAATCAACAGATAGATGGAACGTCGAGTTATCTGTTTGATTCTGTAAAATTTGATGACAATAGAAAAGCTTTGTTTGGCACGGGGCTAGATCTAGAAATATATCACGATGGTTCTAACTCTTTTGTTGGAGATGTTGGAACGGGTGATTTGTATGTTTTTGGTCAAAACAACATTTACCTTGCAAACAATGCTAGTGGCTCAGAAAATTATTTAACAGCAACCAAGGATGGTGCTGTTAGCCTGTTTTACGATAATGCGGCAAAACTGGCTACTGCTTCTGGCGGTGTAAATATTACTGGTTCGCTAAACATTCTTGCTGAAGGCGATCTAAGGCTCCAAGATGCGTCAGGAGGCGAGTATGTTGGCTTCGACGCTCCAGCTACAGTTAGTGGCTCTTACACGCTTACGTTGCCAGCAGCGGTCGGCTCGTCAGGCCAGATCCTGCGGACTTCCGATGGTTCTGGAACGCTAGAATGGGTTACGGACCAGGAAGGCGATCTCAAATCTGTAGCAGATGCGACAAACGGTGGACTAACCGTTACGAACGGTACGGGTCCAGATGTAACGCTGGCTTTGAACTTCAACGATTTATCTGCTGCTGCCGTAAGCGTAGCCAACGACTCGATTGCAATTATTGATGCTTCCGACTCGAATGGTACACGCAAAGAATCTATAGCAGATTTAGCAACAGGCATGGGCGGTACGGGCCTGACGGGTTCTTCGGGCACCCTCAACGTAGATGCAGCTCAAACGCAGATAACTTCGGTCGGTGCCTTAAACGCTGGCTCAATTACGTCTGGCTTTG